TTCTTGACAGCCCTTTTTGGTGCCGACTTGGCGGGTGTGTCATTTTTAGTAGATGTTAGAATATTAAGCAGTGCTGTCTTTTGTTCTTCCGATAGGGAAGAGATAAATGCATCAAAGTCACTCATTGTCGTTTGCCCCTCTCAAGTAATATGTCCGCTTTTCTTTTTAGTTCATAAACTTTGCCATCAAGAGATTGCAGTCTAGCTTCTGCTACTTCCCGCATGTTTTCTAAAGATGAAGCATATGAATTGTTCTGTGAAAGAATATACTTTTTGGATTCATGCTTGGTATATTGACCAAAATCCTGACTGTGCTTGACTATTAGTTTTTCCATTTGATCATGACACCAACTCAGTGCTACCTTATTCTTATTGATTTCATCTTGAATATAGGTTGCATAACCATAAATAAGATACGCGGCATCAAATAGTTCTTGCTGAGTAAGTCTTTTAAGTTGATCAGATGATAAATCAGAGACTAATAAATATTCCTCTCTAAACGAGGAGAATTTTGTATTACTACTATTTATGTAGTCATTTATTGCTTCAATATGTTCTGCTAGTTTTTCAGACGCTTTTAATTCTTTGTCGCCACTCATCGTCGCTTTCTGTGTATTTAAGAGTTACTAATCTGATATCGTTAAGTCTGCACCACTCTATTTTATCATCATCTCTAGTTTGGCCTTTGAGAAAATCTGCTTTACTTTTGTGGAAGAATGGACAAAACTCGTAATGCTGTTGACCATGAACCTCTATGGCTAGTTTAATCGAAGGTATGTAAAAGTCAAGGTACAGTACAGATTTTCTATGAAGTTCTGTGCTTCCCGGCAGTTTTACTTCTTCAAGTATTCTATAGCTATTGAATAATTCTTTCAGTAATACTCTGGCTCTTATATGAAACTTTGATCTTTTGCGTTTGTCATCATTGAATACATCGTAGCCCGTTAAATTCCAAGTATATTCTTTTCCATTGATACCAACGACTTTCAATGTAGCTCCTTGATTTTTTGGTATATAAATTCAGCTATAGATGGTGTGGAGTTAAGATATTCCGCCACGTTATTTACGCCTTGAAACTTAAAGAACTTCTCAAGTTCTTCTGTTGAAGATCCAACGTTATTGTCGGCTATAACTTTAGCGACTATTGGATGGGAAGGTTCATCTACCGCACACTGTATAGTATACCAAGCACCGGCAGATTTAATTAGACGAAATTCACAAGCTATCTGGATGATTTCTTGTACTTCATCTACTCCGATTCCATATCGTATCCACCCTTCTGCTGTGCTATTCGGGCGACCGCCAGCATTAGAAGTTTTTATAGACCAGTTGGCGATTTGTCCAACGTGTGGACCAGTATCTTTTGGCACCTGCCACTTTCCACGATGGGTGATAACCATATTTGTACCAGCTTGATACTGCAACATATTTCCACAATCTGCCATCTTTTGAGGAGCGTATGGAGATCCTCCAGTATTTGCAATATTATGTGTGATACAAATCAACATCACCTTGTTCTTCATGAGGGTTCCGCTAATTCTCTTGAAAAACATAGATAAAAGTCTTGGTAGAGCATTTCTAACTCCTGTTCGTACTTCTCCCTCAAGCTCTACGGCTGGAACCATATTGGATAAAGAATCCGCTATAATCAGACAGCCGGGATCATTATTGATATAATACTCTATAATGTTTAGGAAGTCTTCTGCTGATAATACTCTTTCATCTGTTGACTCTATAATAAGAATGTTGTCTGCATTTAGGTTCTTGATGCCATCAAAGTTTTGTCTTGATAACCTACCCTCCGTATTGACATAAATAACACGCTTCCCCTTTTGTTGACACTTGGAGGCAAAATGTAGTGCTGTAGTGGTCTTTCCGCTCTTTGGATCTCCTGTCATAACAACAACAGAACCTTCTCTAATTCCACCGCCAAGTGCGATATCCAACGCTGGAGATACCCCAATTACATTTAGGCTATTGATATTTTCTAGAACCTCAGTTCCGCTTCTAACAACATCCCCATATTTGGAAATGATGGAACTGCTTACGCTATCTTCCGAAAACTTTGTGGGCTTTTTGGTTTTGCTCATAGATTCCTCAACTTGTTCATGGTAGTCCTTTTTGTATTATAGCTCTGCGTAGCCCTAGTTTCAACTGGTCTACTTTCAACATTTTCTTCAAGATTAACTTCAATTTTAGTTTGCTGCTTATCCAATATGGCTTGGTATTTGGCAATAACCTTTTCAGCCAATGGATTTACTTTGTATCCTCTGCCATTTTGGATGCCAATAACTAATAGATTATCAAAGTCTTTAGACTTTATGGCATTTAGTATAGCTTCCTCACTGTATTTCTTCTTCAATTGTACGGCGGCACCGTATTGTTTCTTCCACAACCAATGTAGCGGATCACCCTTGGTCCAAAATTTATAAGATGGTTTACCTAGATTCAATTTTTCAGATCTTCGCAAAACTATAAATTCTGCTACATAAGCCTCAAAGGTACAATATTCGCCAGTATGGATGTGTTTGTACTTGTGTGTTTCAGACCATTCTTTTTGATACTGCTGATTAAATAGTTCTGGCCTGTTCTTTTTGGTAGTCATAAATCAATACTTCCTCAAATGAATCCGCAACTGAATCTTTGGTTTTTAGTTCTTCTATCAACTCTGGGGTAATCCACATACTTTTGTGTATAGTGTCACCATATAACTTACCTATGGTTACTGTTTGCTTTGTGGTTTCTCCGATCATGCCAATTACAGACTTGATCAAGTATACACCGTCTGTATCCGCTGCGTCAACCTCTATAGAGTGTGATCGGTATTGTAAACCAACCTTCTTTACTTTCAATTTGTTAGTCTTGCAAACTTCTTTAAGATTTTTCCAATCGTTTATATCTGGAAGATAATACTCTTGATCATTAGATAGGGTAGCTCTTATCCAAATTTTATACTTATCTTTTCTATATTCTTGTAACCATTGTTCATATGAAGTAATCATTTAATTAGTCCTGCTTAACTTTGGTCACACAATTTTTTGCATCGCTTGGTACTCTAGTTTTTCTGCGAGCATCAGCAATTGTTGCTGCATTTTCTGTCATTACAACAGATCCATTTTTTCTTGCAAATTGATCACCGGCGGTAAGTCTTTTTGGAGCATTAGCCCTTTGGGCTTGAGTAACGCATTTTTCTATAGACTTTGCTGGCCTATCAAGATCTGAAGCGATTTCATCAATATTTTTCCCAGACTTTACGTGTTCTTGAATATAGAACACTTCGGCCTTACTTAGTGGTCCTCGTTTACTAGCCATTGATATAACTCCTCTGAGTTCTGGTCATATACAAAGAATTCTTAGTATTAAGATATTTTACATATAGATCAAATGTGGATTGAGATACAGATTTTAATTCTGTTCTATTCCAAATTTCTCGCCTTGCTTCTGGCCCGTTTGGGTCAAATGGTGTGTTATTATATGTTCTGATAAAGAACTTCTTTTGGGTCTTATTATCACCGAGATCAATAAACAATGATTTAGCAAATATCTTCGTGGTTTCTGAGTCTAGATTTCCACTTTGATTATAAATAGCTTCTGAGCTATTTTTAGATATTGTGTCGGTAGGCTTATCTATAAACTTCATTTTTCACCTGTTATAATGTATCTTTCCTTTTGGGTCTGTGTCATCTTATTGATTTCTTTTTTGGTAGCATTACCAAATTTACTAAAATTTTGATCTTGCTGAGATGCTTCGCTCTTACGTTTGGATTCTATTTCAGATTTTTCATAGCTACCTAATTTGGACCAATTTTTGTCCGCTAGCTGCCCTATGGTTTTGGCGTCCTTCATAAAAGAACCTAGCCCTCCATATATTACTCTACAGAGGGCTGGTTTTCCACATTTAGGACATTCAGTGAGTGCCTCATCCTTGATAGACTGATAAACATCTTTCATTTCGTGGAGGCAGGCATCACACTTATAGTCATATAACATATTGTCCTCAAGATTCTAGTGCATATAGAACTGCACCAAGTATTCCATTTCTTTGAATATCCGAGTAATCTAACTTACAAATTCCAACGCCATTAAGATTCTTTAATCTATCTAGGCAATACGGTAATCCGTTGTCACGAAATAGATCCGTTTGTTTGGTATCACCATTGATAATGACTTTAGAATTTTCTCCCATTCTTGTAATGAACATTTTTATCTGTTCTAGTGTACAATTCTGAGCTTCATCTAAAATCATATATGCATTATGGAACGTTGATCCTCTCATGGTTTCTAGTGGTTCAAAACGAATTCTTCTGGTATTAAAATATAAACCAAACTTATCTCTACCAAGGAAGTATTTTAGATTCTCTTCCATTGGCTGTAGGTAGGGTTTGATCTTTTCATTTAATTCTCCCGGTAAAGATCCTATGTCTTTTCCGGTACAAACTAGTGGCCTCGTTACTATGATACTCTCAATCTTGTCTTTTTGCAAGTGTTCAGCCGCTATTCCAGCAGCAATAAACGATTTGCCAGTTCCAGATGGTCCGGTACAAAAAGTAATGTGATTGTCTATTATAGATCTGATATAATCTTTTTGATTTTCAGTTTTTGCTACTAGTACATTATCTTTTGTGGCCTTGTTCTTCTTATTCTTCTTTGAATATGGGTTATTCGAATTGTTATTTTCCTGTGCTGCCAAAGCCGTTGTCTCCTCGTTGCGAGGAACCTAACGTTTCATGGACCTCCATATTTACGCGAGGAACCTCTTGGAATATAATCTGAGCGATTCTATCCCCGATATGTATCGCAACATTTTCATCAGAAGTGTTGTAAAGACATACCATTATTTCTCCTCTATAACCACTATCCACTACTCCAGCTAGAACGTCTATGCCGTTTTTAACTGATAGGCCGGATCTAGGCCAAATCAGTCCAGCAAAATGCTCTGGCATTTGTAGTGATATTCCTGTGTTGACAGTCTTTCGTTGTTTTGGCGGTATGACGGTATGAATGGTTGAATATAAATCCCACCCAGCATCATTTTCATTAGCTCTAGTCGGTTTTTGAGCATTACCGTGAACTAATTTTACTTGTACGGTGTTTACTTCTGAACTTCCATCAAGATTTTCATAAATGGTCATATGTCTAATCCTCCTAGGTCAACTTCCTCTAGATCATTTTTACTAGCACCAATTTTATACGATGTTATCTCATGTTCTTGTGGTGCTACTTGTACCGATTCACTATTCATCCAAGGGTCTGTCCATCCAGAAATGGGATTTTTGCACCCCTTGTCGTATGGCAATCCTATATTTTTTCTTCTGGTCATGCATAACCAATCAATATATTCTGCCATCACTTTTTCATTTAGACCAATAATAGAGCCATCTTTAAAGAGATACTCTGACCAAGCCTTTTCTTCTGATGCTGCCGATTCAAACATTGCAATAGCATCCTCTTCGCACTCTTCTGCTATTTTGACGAAGCCCTCTTCTTCATTGGAATGTAAGATTTTAATTATCTCTTGAGTGTTATACAAATGTAGAGCTTCGTCCCTCTTGATCAATTTGATAATATCTGCATTTCCGATCATTTTTTTGTTTTCAGCAAACGCAAATGCACAAATAAAAGAAACATAAAAACGAACAGCTTCCAAAATATTAACGCTGATTAGAGTTAGGTAAATCTGCTTTTTGATATCTTTAAGCTTGCCGGAATATCCTATATCTCTAAGAGCGTTGTACTCTTTGATCGCCACATTGGCTCTTTTAAGAATTTCTTTATCTGTTAAACAGCTATCCAATATATCGCTTGGGTTACTGTAGACATTTTTAATAATATAGGTGTAGCTATAACTATGAATCTGTTCAAAGAATTGCCACACGTTCATACATGCTTCTAATTCTGGATTAGAAACATACTGAGTAAGCGTAGGGACGCCACGGCAGATAACACTATCCATCATAGTCTGATATTTTAGATTTGATGTAAAGATGAAACGTTCATTTTCTGACATAATGTCATCATTTTTGAAATCGTTTCTGTCTTTTTTGAGTTCTATTTCCTCTGGCCTCCAGAAAAATTCTAGCTGCTTTTTGTATAGATCAAAAAATACAGGATATTTGAAATTGTCATATATTTGTAGAGACAAGTCTTCGCCCAGAAATAGTG